TTTCGCATTCCTTTCCGCAAGCTCTTTTTCAAACTTTTTATTAAGCTTGTGCTCAGTCGCTTGACGAATTTTAGCAGCTTCACCATCATTGACTTTCGTCTCTGATGTTTTTTCTTCGCTTGTTTCGATTTCGACCTTTGCACTTTGCTCTTCATTCTTAGTAACAGTATTGCTTTCGTTCTCTACTACCTGATTTTCTTCAGTCATGATCAGTAACCTCTTCTGAGCCTTACAAATACGAGTAAGTATCGCTATGCTTGAGGTGCATATAACCTTAACTTTAGATTAGATATTATGTGTTTATTTGTCAAGAGTTATCCACAGAGTTATCCACAGGCAGTTTGCGTTGGCATCGAAGGGGGTTCAGTGCCAATACCAACCCATGATGTGATTATTTCCGTTGAATAACCTTGACAATTATTATAATTTGTATAACTATTATAGTTTCTATAAATTTATTGGGGATATATGGAAAACAAAACTTTCGAAGAGAAAATGAAAGAAATCAGAGCTTTTATTAAAGCTACAGAGACTGATCAATATAATTTTAAAAAAGAAGCCGAAGAGATGATTGATAAAATTCAAAGATATTTTTTAATATCCAAGATCTTACTTATTTTGTCTTTTTGTATTTTATTCTTCGGAATGTTTTTGAAGTAAGAGGAATATTATGAGTCAAAGATTATTAATAACAACAAAAAAAACAAACCGCCATGGAATTTATGATTGTATTATTGAAGAATCAACACCTCTGGATAAGATAAAAGAAAAATTAACTAACGAATGGGAGTATTATAATCTACCTATTAAGGTTCATATAGAAAATATACCGCTTTATCTTAAAATCGAAAAATATCTCATCGACTTAATGTCTGACTCATACCCCGTGGAAATATGGATATTCTCAAAAAAAGGTTCCTCAGTTGAAATTGAACATCCTGAAACAATACAAGAAGTTCATGATTGGTTGGAAGGTAAATATGAAAATCTAGGATGTATCTCGTCAAATAAGGTTACTCTTGAGAGAAATACTGAGGAAGCAAAAATTATCCCACTTCCGGAAGAAGTAGCAAAGTCAATGAATGCCGATCTTGATTTTAGAAAAGCGTATGAGCTCTTCTCAAAAAAAAATCGTTGTATTAATCTTGATAATCTTATCTCAGGTTAGATTTTTTTAACTGAGGTTGTAATACTTTAATTTTCTTATTTCCCGCTTCTCTAGCAACATTCAAAGCAATTGCCACTTTCTGTTTTCTCGCCATTCCTGGTTTTTCATTTTTAAGAAAATCTATTATATTACCTACATCTTTAGTCTTTGGGATCGGCATAAATCATTCTCCAAAAAAATACACGAACAAACAAATACCGTAAAAAATAGCCAGAGATAATAGAATACTCTCAAGAATTATCATTTTTATTAGCCTCTTTATTATTATTACTCATTTCATGAGCTCCCCTCAAAGATTCCAGATGAAATTTCATGTGCTCCCTCGCCTCCTGCGATTCCACTTTAAGTATCTCCGCCTCCGTACGCGCCATTTCTGCCGCTAGTTTTTGTTTGGATAGCGCTACATCATTACCAACTTTCGCTTGATTAGTTTGCGCATTTAATACATCGGATAAAGCTTTCATCCTATCATTTAACGCACGGAGATGATCATCAGAAGCTTTTTGTTGTTCTACTTGCATTTGCAATTGTTGTGCTTGTATCTTAATTTGTTGCTCTTGCATTTGTAGTTGAGCCATTTGTTGAGCCATTTGTTGCTGCATGACTTGGTTCGGGTCAGGTGGTGTTGGTTTACCTGTCTCCTGTGCAATGATTTGCGGAGGAACTAGAGTTCTCAATCGCTCAGCAATCTTTAAAGCACCGTCAACATCAATGCTTTCGGCAATAATATCAGCAACCAAAGGATATGCCTGCCCTGTCGGATCTGCCTTAATTAACTCAATACCCAACTGAGCCGTAGCAGATCTTTGCATTGGGAAAGAATCCCCCACATCAACTTCAACTGAGTATTTGTTTTTTTCAAAGGTCTTTTTCATTTGATATTGACCGCTATTAAGATCAAGCTTCGGTGAATTAATCTTAACTTCTTCATCTTCATCATTTTCGTTTGTAATGCTTATTGTTCTTTCTGCGTCGTATATATTCGGAATTGCGTTTAATATTATTTTACCGGTTTCTGCTATCGCTTCGTTTCTTGCGTCCCTATATTCAGCAAGCGTGCTATTTCCTTGCATTGCTTTATTGAAAATCGCAATGCCACTCACTTCATTTGATCGAGCACCAATGTTAGACTCATAACGACCTAAAGCTATTTGTATATCCTGTTCCGCTCGTTGATATTGCTCTACCAAATCTTGAGGCATTGGAAGCGCAGGGATAGGCTCAGGTTTATATCCGGGTGCGACAGAAGGGTCATATTGCAATGCAGTACTCGGAGAATCTGGATCTTGCCAGTCCTTTATAAAAGCATCAATCATCTTTGCCGGACTTAAGAACTTCGTCTTTTTAGTAATCTTCAACCACTGCGCTATCTCTGAACCGATAAAGTTTAACATCCTTTGAGGGTCTTTTGCGTCAATGGCAAATGAATAGGTTCTTTGTTTTCCGTCAATGATTCTTGAGTATCCAGGAACACAAACAAGCGGTAAGTCTGTAAAAGGTGTCTCCGTCCAATCAAGTAGATAGTGATCCGTAAATTTGTAATGAACAATTCGGCTCTTTTTGTCTGTTCTTTCTCTAACAATCATCGGTTCAATTAACGGATTTTCTTCAAGATCTTCTTCAGAAAACTCCTGACCGTCCTGAGTAATGTATACTTTTTCTTTGTAAGTCTCCCTCCTGTATTCCTCACAAATCGCAATCCTGTTTTCATCACCCCAATCATTTTTATAGGTGTCCGCAGAAGTAAAAGAATCTGGATAGGGATAACCCGGATAGTCGCGCATAAATGCATCTTTGCTCATGTAACTCACAAGCCCGCAAAAATCTCCATCAGTCTTTGTTTTATTTTTTGCGCTTAAATCCCAATAGCATTGTAGAGGATTATCAACGCCACGGATTCTTAGAGCTCTGTTTTCTCCGTCATCAATAACCAAAACGCGCCAAGCTGAAAAACCACCCTCAAGAACCTGTATGTACGAATTACCATAAATTTGTTGAGTTCTACTATGATATGCGATGTTCCGAACGAGACCGGCTAGCAGATCTTTATTTTGATCTGCTTCTTTCGCTTGCTGATCCCCCACCGTTTCTATAGTTGAGATGTTTCTGATCTTAATATCAACCGAAAACCCTAAATCTTCCCCTACTATTTGCTTAATGTACGGTCTAATCTTGTTAAAAGTGAGCATAACACGTTGAGAGCGCTTATAAGCAGCCTCCGCATCCTTTTCCCACATCTGTCCGTTTATGAATCTCGTCATCTCCTCGTACATATTTAGATTGTCCTCCCACAATGTACGAAAATTGGAAATGTGATCCTTTGCTTCCGCTATAACTTTTGTTTTTTTATCGTCGTTAAAACGTTTTTGTGAAAACTTTGTCATATCTAAATCCACATGACAGAAGAATTCGGGGTTGTTATCTTCTGATTCTTGTTATTATCCACTTCACTACGCACAAATTCAAGTGCCACGTATTGCAAGGCGTCTTGAATATCTGAATAGGGATGATTCTTCCTCGGAGTATCTTTATACGTTACTTCGCCATGCATCCTTGATTGTTCTAGTACATATTGACCATTAAAACCGCTTCGCAGATTCTTGCATTCACTTCGTGAGATCACAATACCAGGCTGCCCATTGGATGAAATACGCCCCAACAGCTCGGTAACTGCTGCAATTCGTGCTTCAATCTTGTTCGTTTTCGCCATTCTTATATCTAAATTGAACTGCTGAAGCTGTTCAAATCCCCTATCAGTTTGCGCAGGGTCATATCGCCCATATGCATTTATCTTTTTATATACGTCTGGAGTTCTAGGTGCATACTTATCAAGCCACGGTAAAAACTCTTCTCTTACTAAATCCGCTATATAAATGTGATCACCACAAAATTCCTTTAAAACGCGCAACTGTCCTAATACCCATTGACATACAACTATAGCAGGCGCTACAGCTCCGAAGTCTATTCCGTAAATGAGCGGCATATTCGGCGCAATATCTACTTTGAGCAATGAGTGTATGTCATCATTGTATCGTGCATAAACGGGATAACCGGCTTGCACCGTCCCATATTTACCTTGAACATAAACGCGAACGTACTCTTCTCCGTTCGGTATCATGTTGAAATAATATTGATAACCACCTTCCAAATGCGTTACGTTTTCAGCGGATGGGTTGGCTCGCCATTGTTTCGTCTCATTTTGGATCAAAGCAGGAGGCTGGTGAAAGATGGTCGTCGCTATTAGGTTCTCTTTATCGTTGAGTATGTATGAATGCTCGACTCTGTAAATCTGATAGGTGTTGTCTATGAGTAGCTTCGCGTTCTTTTCTAAAATGGGAAGCCAATGGCGTTCGCTCGGAGCGTTCGTCTCAGCAATTACACCACACCAATACGATTTACTTTGAAGGAGCTCTGGCATGGGATACCTACCAATACGACCCACCACAAACTTTAGCACGGCCTCTTCAAGTTCTGATACTTCGGACAACCAAACATTCGTTGTCTCAAAAGATTTTAATTGCCGCAACTGCTTCTCTGAGTCGATAGATAAAAAGTGGATTTCAAGTTCTACTTTACCCGCTTCATCCGTAAAGTTATATCGTCTAACCATTGGGGACTGTTGATAAACATACGGACTCTCACCTAAACCCATTAACCAATCATCGACCGACTTCACACAGGTGCGT